GCACAGCGGTTGTTGAGGGACAGGCAAATATTGAAGACGTTTTAAATACCGAAGTTGGTGCGATTATTCGCATGAGAGCGCCAGGTATGGTTCAGCCATTTACTACTCCATTTGTTGGACAAGCAGCATTCCCAATGCTTGACTACTTGGATGACATTAAACAGACCCGTACAGGTATTTCTAAGGCCGCAGCGGGGTTAGATGCAGATGCTCTACAAAGCACTACCAAAGCCGCAGTATCAGCAACTGTCAATGCCGCCCATCAGCACATTGAGATGATTGCCCGTATCTTTGCTGAAACTGGTTTGCGTAAGTTGTTTACTGGTATCTTGAAGTTGGTGGTTGAGAATCAAGACCGAGCAAGAATGGTTCGTTTGCGTAATACATTCGTGCCGATTGACCCCCGTTCTTGGGATTCCAATATGGATGTAACAGTTAATGTTGGCGTTGGTGATGGCACTATTGAAGACCGAATCAATATCTTGAATCAGGTTGCAATGCGTCAGGAAATGCTGATTAAAGAAACTGGTCCTAACAACCCTGTTGTAACAGTACCACAGTATACAAATACGCTAACTAAGATGTTGCAATTGGCAGGCATTAAGGATTCACAGAATTACTTTAACCAGTTACCTGCTGATTTCCAGATGCCTCAACCAGAGGCTCCAAAGCCTACGCCAGAGGAAGTGTTGGCTCAAGTACAGGCTCAAGCTATTCAAGCTGATATTCAAAAGAAAGCGGCTGAATTGGATTTGGAGCGTCAGAAAATGATTATGTCTGATGACAGAGAACGTGATCGTATTGAACAAGATGGTATTTTGCGTAGATATGAGTTAGAATTGAAATATGGGGTACAAATTCAAAGCGCAGAAATAGATGCTGCAATGAATCGTGACCGAGAATTAATCCGTCAACAGGCTGCAATGAATCAGACGCAAGTCCCTCAACAGCCACAACCAATGATGTAAATGGACGATTTAGAAATTAACCTCGCAAGAGGAGACAGAGCTAGGTTACTTCTTGAGGATGAACTTCTCAATGAGATGCTTACAAAGATTGAAGACGATTGTTATCGTGAGATTAGGAATTCCAAATTAATGGAAAATCCTATTCGAGAGCAAGCTTACTTGCTTCTGACAACAGTTGACATTCTGAGAGCAAAGTTACGCTCTGTTATGGATACAGGCAAGATGGCAGAGGTTGCCCTTGTTCGCAGACGGGGTAGACCCCCAAACAAATGATTGTTAAACTAAGAGGTAAATATGTCCGATAACGCAAATGCAGTCGGTTCGATTACAGTAAATCAAGCAGCGCAAAGCTTTGCTTCCATGCTAGACGCTCAAGAGGGTGTTGACACTGGTGCAGAGGCGCAACCAGAGGAGGGGCAACCCGAATCTGAGTCTGAGGAAATGGAATCTGCGGAATTGCAAGAAGAAGCAGAGGAAACTTCTGAAGAAGTAGAAGGTGAAGACGAAGAGTCTGAGGAAGAAGCTCCTAGGGATGAGAAGTTTGTTGTCAAAGTTGATGGCAAAGAAATCGAAGTCCCCAAGGATGAACTTATCCGAGGTTATCAACGTGAAGCTGACTACACACGGAAAACGCAGAAACTAGCAGAAGAGCGCAAATTAGTCGAGTCTGAGTTTCAGCAAGTACGTGGAGAGCGTGAACAATATGCACAGGTGTTAGGACAATTACAGCAAAAACTGCAAGAGTTTGAGCCGCAAGAGCCTGATTGGAACCGATTAGAAGTTGAAGACCCAACTGAATATGCCCGTCAATGGACATCACATCAGCGTAGGCAACAACAGAGATATGCGGTTCAAGCAGAGCAAGAGCGTATCAATCAAATGCGTCAAGCTGAATCACAAAAGCATATACAAAATGTTTTAGCGCAGGAAACTGCAATATTGAAAGAGAAAATTCCTGAGTGGAGTTCTCCAGAGAAAGCTAAAGCAGAAGGTAAAGCTTTATTAGAGTATGGTCAGAATTTGGGTTTTTCAGAGCAGGAACTGAACGGCATTACTGATTCACGGGCATTGCTTGCACTCCATAAGGCGTGGAAGTATGACCAGATGATGAGTAAACGTCCAGAATTCCAAGCGAAGATTAAAAAAGCGCCAAAGATGGTTAGCTCTGGTTCAGTGGGTAGCGTAAGTTCTAAGTCTAGTGATATAAATAACGCAAAAAAGCGTCTTGCACAAACTGGAAGCGTCAGAGATGCCGCATCCCTTTTCGAGAAATTTATTTAAGGACCTATCATGGCTGCTATTACAAACACGTACACCCGATTTGACGCTAAAGGCGTTCGGGAAGATCTTTCAAATGTTATCTATCAGATCTCTCCAGAAGAGACTCCATTCATGTCTAATGTTGGTCGTGAGAACGTCACCAACACATTCTTTGAATGGCAGACTGATGATTTGGCTGCTGCCATCACAACTAATGCACAGATCGAGGGCGATGACATCACCTCTTTCACAGCAGTTACAGCTACAGTTCGTTTGGGCAACTACACCCAGATTAGCCGTAAGGATGTAATCATTGCTGGTACATTGGAAGCTGTTGACAAAGCAGGCCGTCGCTCAGAATTGAGCTACCAAATGGCTAAAAAATCTGCGGAAATTAAGCGTGACATGGAGGCCACAATGTTGGCTAACCAAGCCGCTGCCGCTGGTTCTACGTCATCTGCCCGTAAAACAGGCGCATTGTTGGCCTTCTTGAAGACCAATACAAACGAAGGTTCTGGTGGTGGTGATCCCTCATACACAACCATTCCTGATGCAGCACGTACTGATGCTACAACTACTAACTTGCGTTCATTCAGCGAAGCATTGCTGAAAGACGTAATTCAGAAGGTGTGGACAGAAGGCGGTTCACCTTCCATCGTTATGGCTGGTCCTGTTAACAAGCAGAACTTGTCTAAGATGGCTGGTATTGCTGGTCAGCGTTTCAACGTTACTGGTCCTAAGCCTTCCACAATTATCGGAGCCGCAGACATTTATGTTTCCGACTTTGGTAATGTGAGTATCGTTGCCAACCGCTTCCAACGTGAGCGTGATGTTTTCGTGCTTGATCCTGAGTACGCATCAGTTGCTTATCTGCGTCCCTTCCAGACAGTTGAACTGGCTAAGACAGGTGATGCCGAGAAGCGTATGCTCTTGTGTGAGTGGGGCTTGAAGATCAAGAACGAGAAAGCTCATGGCGCTGTCTATGACTTGAACTCAACAATTCAGACCTAATCTGAAATACAAAGGGTGGGCTAATAACCCACCCTTTTTTTTATGACTACAAAAATCTTTGACATAAACCAAGAGATGGGAACCAAGAAACTTTGGCATTACGACAATGACAAAGATGAGGCAACCATAGAGACAATTATTGATGCTACTCAGGTAGTAGAAGCAAACAAAGACCGATTTAATTCGTTTGATGAAAAGGCCAATTGGAAGGGTGATATGCACCATGTTGCATCTATCCCAATGGCTTTGTATTATCAGATGAAAGCCGAAGGCAAACTTGATGACCAAGCTTACATGAAGCGTTGGTTGAATGACCCTGATAATCGTGCATTTCGCACAAGACCTGGAGAAGTTTAATGGATAGTAAGACCATTGGGATATTAGTCCCAACACGGGACTTTGTTAATTCTGGATTCGCATTTGACTTAGCTAGGCTAGTTGGATTTACTGTAGGTACAACAAATCACAAAGTAGTGATCTACACTAGCTCTGGGACATTGTTGTCAGCACAACGTCAAGATTTGGCTAGGGATGCTGTTGCGGCTGAGTGTACCCATACCCTGTGGCTAGATAGCGATATGAGATTCCCGAAGGACTCCATCATTCGCTTGTTAAAACACGATACAGGGATTGTCTGTGGAAATTATGCCAAGCGTAGATTCCCGACTGAGCCTATTGCGGTGAAAAAAAATACTCCAGATATGGATGCAACATTTATCAATCGGGTATATACTGAGGACGATTCAACAGGACTTGTTGATGTAGACTACTGCGGAATGGGTGTAATGCTCGTTAAATCCGAAGTCTACAAATCTATGGAATATCCTTGGTTTGCTATCCCTTGGGTTCCCGCTGCGGAAGACTACATTGGTGAAGATGTATGGTTTTGCCGTAGAGCCGCACAAAATGGGCATAAAACTTATGTTGACCAGGATCTCTCAAAGGAGATCCACCATATTGGCACATTTGAATACAAACATGAACACACACTAATGTGTAGGGATGTAGAAAATGGCACTTGATACTTTTGCAGGGCTTAAAGCAACAATAGCGGATTATCTTAATCGGGATGATCTGACGGCTATTATTCCAAGCTTTATTACTATTGCAGAAGCTAAATTCAACCGCAAGTTGCGTACACGCCAGATGATTAAACGTGCCAATGGGCAGATTGAGACTGCATTCTTTGCATATCCTTCTGATTGGCTACAAGCCAAAGAGTTCCAATTAAACACCAATCCTATTGTCAGACTACAGTTTGTCACTGAGGCTTATGGTGATGAATTAAAGGCTAATAGATATGTTTCTATTGGTCAACCAGCATATTACACAATTACTGGTACGCAGTTGGAGTTTATTCC